ACAATTCCCTAAAGTTTGTGTTACTAATTCTTTATCTGATTTATTATTATCTATTACTAGAAAATTTTGTTGGCCAAATAATCTTTGAAACTTACCTATGTTTCCTTGCACACCTTTCCAAGATTGTACTACAACATACTCTGGTATATTTCTTGTTCTTATTTTATTTCTTTCTATTGCTACATCTAAAGTTGTATTAACAAATACCATATAACAATCATAACCTAAATTATATAATTTTCTATACTCACTATTAATTCTATCATAATCTCTACCTGTAGCGTCAATAACTAATCCTAATTTACCTTGAACATACTGTTCTAATTGTTTGTACATAAGAGATTTTGCTTTCTCTCTCATTCTATCTCTTACTTGTTTTTCACTTTCAGGCATAGTTGCTTTTAATCCTGCATTTTTTAATGCTCTTTCAAAATGACTATCTGAATTTACAAATCTTAAACCTGTACCTGAAAAAGCAGATTGTGCTATAAACGTTTTACCTGAACCAGGTCCTCCTGCCATAAAGAAAGCTTTAAATATACCTGGGTCATAAAGTCCTTCTTGTAATAAAAATTCTTTAAATTTCATTTACTTCCATCCTTTGGGCAACGTAAAGTTCGCCCTACTAAATTCTAATCTATCTACTAATTTTACTGCACCTGCTACTCTATCTACTGCAACAAATCCTTCTGGTGCTGTTACTCTATATCCTGTTCCTGTTTTAATATAGTGTCCAATTTGTTGTATCTGATTCATCTTTTGTATCAATGTGTTCTTTGCTGTACCTAAAGTTACGTGACTTGCAATTGCAAAATACAAAGAAGATTTATTTTGATTGATAAATTTTAAACCAGTTGCTAATATATCTCTATATTTTTGTTTTGCTTTATCTGTTTTTCTTGCGTCTATTTCCATCTTTAAAATATTTTCATAGTAATCTCTAAACATATCTTGCAAAACTTTAACCTTTCCCATACCACCTTTATTACTCTTAATATAATAATTGAAAAAGGATTTTAATCTAAACCCTACAGACAAAGGATTACTAGCACTACTTTGCATTTCATCTAATATTTTTGCACCCCTTTGCAATGAACCTTCTGCCATTCTTATTTGAGCGTCAAACTTACTTAATTCTGATTTAGTAAACATAATAGAACCAGAATCGTCCCTATAAGCAGCACTCGCTACCCACACTCTTGAATTACCTGAACCTCTAACGTTACCAAAATTTGCGTTCAAAGCTTTTATAGTCTTACCTGTGTACATTGTATGGAAAACTATACCCATTTTAGCACGAGCAATTTTCTTACCAATACCACTACTTGCCTGTACTGCATATGTAATTGTATTAGGTGTAAAGGAAATCATTTTCTCTCCATCTATTGATACTGATTTCGTATCGTTAGTGAATAGTAAATCACCTTGTAAAATTTGTTTAATGTTTAAACTAGATAGATGAGCTAGACATACTGATAGTTTTTGAGCAACGGCACCAGAATGGTTCCGTCTTATGTCTGCTGTTGTATAGTTTATTTTTGGGTTGACGTTGAATACTGATTTAGTACCAACAAAGAATTTACCGTTTTCAGGATTGACACCACATATAATAGCAGGTGCTCCATCCCATTTAACAGTTGTATTGATTTTTGTACCAGAGTGGCCTGCCAGCATATCTCTTACTGACTTTAAGAAATTGATAGCGTTTACTCCGCCTTTAGAACCTCTATTGATGATATCATCTTCTAGGTGTTCTAGGTGTGTATTTTTATCGTTTGTGAAAAAACCTTTAAAACTAAACATTGTTCCTCATATTGTCCATTAATATACTATATCTATCACCTACCCATTAACAAATCATATTACTATTTATATAATTATTTAGCTATAACAAATCTGGACGACATAGGACTCCTTGAAGTCACAACTTGAAACATTAATCTAACAAATAAAGTCTTTTTAGCTTTATTTGATTTAGTAAACCAATTCACTATAACTGGCATTATCTTATTAGTAATATTTTCAGCACTTGCAATTGCCATATAATGGTCATATTCAGTAATCTTTTTATTTGATGGCATTTTATTTTGTCTAAGCGCTACTTTAAGTTTGCTTGTTATAGTACTCTTTTCTTTTTTAAATGCGTTATCACCTGCTCCATATTCTCTTTTAAAAGTATTAGCAGCTGTTGGATCAACACTTCCCCATATTAAAGCAAATTGCTTCCAAGACGCTATAGAACCTGCTTTAGCTTTAGCGCCACCATATAAAATTTCAGCTACAAACCTTCCTGAATCAGAAGGATCGTGTCTTATTTTTATTTCACCTTTACCAACAGCTGAATCAAAATATAATTTTATATCTCTTGTTTCTGTTGTTCCTTTTTTAGTTGAATATAATGACCAAGATACTCTTTTATCTTTATCTAATCTTTTATATACTTTCCATTCTGACTTACCAGTATATGTTATACTATCTAACAATTCATTTTTAATATCTTTTACAAAATTTACAGGTCTTAATGTTACCGATCCAGTTGCTTTCTTTAATGACAATGGTAATAAATCTCCTCCATCAATTAGTCTTTCTATAAAAAGATTTAAACCATCACCTTCAATAGGTGAGTTAACTGAACCTTTTTTAATATTACCTCCAGAAAACCCATAACTTGTTTTTAATCCTACTGCTCTAGTTAGTTCTTTTTTTATTGCATTTTTAGCAGTCTTATTAGCATAATATATATCTGCAGGATTCCATTTATTAACATTTCCATATCCAAAAAAAGTTGAAGATGTATTACCCTTACCCCAAAGAGCAGTCGTTGTACTAGTACCTTTATTTGCTATTTTATATAATGCTTCAATGCCACCCATTACTTCTTTATCACCTCTAAACCAATGAAAACCTGTACCTTCATATCCTTTTTTCTTTATATTAAAATCTGAATCAATATCAGTTAAATCTTTAACTATTTTATTTGCAATTGCTACTGAAGATTTATACCACGAATCACTTTTTAATAAAAAATTATAAACTGCTTGAGGAGTTTCAGTTATATTCGCTTGCTTTAATGCTGTGTCAATAAGCTTTTTATTATCTTCTTGAAAATCTGAAAATGTTGGATATGTTTTTAAATCTAAAACTTTTTTTGATTGATTTACACCTAGACTATCTGCTATTGAGCAAAATAGTGCTTGGGCACTTTCAAATAATGATGTTTCTGACATAATGCTATATTTATATAGCAGTTAGAGCGTTTTTAAATCTGATTTAAAACATAAGTGTTTGACAATGCCACCGTTCTCTTGCCAGACTTTGTTTTTATTTTGAAACTTTGCTAATTTATCTGCGTCTTCTTCAAAAAAGAATTCTGAAACTATCTGATTGGTTGGTTTCTCAATGACGTGCCATAATATCTTTCTACCTTGTTTAACTAACTTCTTCTCATAAGAAAGTTTATACTTGTAGATAGCAGGTCTTTTATCACCTCTACTAAACCTAACTTTTTGTTTTTTCATTTTGTATTCCTTCTAAAGTTTTTAACAATTGGTTTTTTCTTAAATATGGAATCAAAATTCTCTCTATATCTATCATTAGATACCCGAGAACGACCATCCCAAAATGGTTTTCTTGTTCCTATTGTTGGTTTCTTTTTCATTTTTCATACTTTAAAATCTGAAAATTTATCATAAGCAGTTTTATCTTCTTTTGTTTCCTTTTGATTAGAGTCAACTATGTTTTGTGCTTGTTGCCCTACATCATACAATCTCATTTTAGGCCTATCAACGCCTATAATAAATGACCGATTAACTGCTAGGTCATTATATCTATTCTTTAATTGTTTGATTTTCATTTGACCTAATGCTTCTAATTCATCATTAGAAATTAAAGCAAACATAAAGTCTGCTGTTGCAGGTAATCCAAAACTTTCTGCTGTATCTTCTAATCCTATATCAGTACTAACAAATCCAGTTCTAGTTGTTTGTGTAGCAGAAAACAAAGGTACATTAAATTCTACTGCAAGTCCTCTTAACTCTTCAGCAATTGCCTTGATATAAAAATAAGAACCTATATTGCCACCTTTAAATCTACTTGACGCACATATATTTAAATAATCTATGAATACTACATCTGCTTTAAAACTTTTCTTTAATGCAAGTTCATTAAACAATGCTCTAAAGTGTCCACTATGAGCAGACGCTGTTGGATATTCTTTAATAATTAATGTCCCACCAGTTTTCTTTCGTAATTTTTCCATTTTATTTTCATATAAATCTTTTGGCATTGTATGTAAATCATCTATAGTTACATCTAAAAGATTTGCGTCTATTCTTTCTGCAATTCTTTCCTCCGCCATTTCTAAAGTTATGTATAAAACATTTAAACCTTGTGTTAAATATGCACTCGCACAATGACACATAAACAAAGATTTACCAACACCTGTTCCTGCCAATGCAATGTTCAAAGTCTTACTAGGAACACCACCTTTGGTAATTCTATTCATATAATCTAAATCAAATTGATATTTTGTTTCTTTTGTATGATACCATTTAAATCTCTCTTCGTGGTCACCTATATAATCGTGCCCTATATGTTGGTCAAATGATACTGCTAATGCGTCTGCTAATATACCAGGTATGGATTCTGGAGTTCTCTTACTATCTTTCTTATCTAAAATTCTAATACCACTTAATACAGCATTATGTACTGCTCTATCTTTACAAAACTTTTCAGTTGTATCTAACAACCATTGTGGATCAGAATCTAATTTAGATATAGAATTAACAATTTCTTTTAATGTATTATGTTCGTCTTCATTAATATCTTTTCTTTGAGATAATTCTATGATGATTGCTTCTTTTGTTGGAAGATTATTATACTTCTCAACAAACTTATATATTTCTGAAAATAAAATCTTTTCAGTTCTTAATGGAAAATAATCTTCTTTTAAAAATGGTAATACTTTTCTAGTATAATCTTCTTGAAAAAAAAGATTATTTAAAATTGTAGTTTCTATTCTTTCGTTCATTATAATATACTCTTATCTGTACTATGTTGTTCTCTTATTGTACCACCCATTGGTATTATATGGTTTGCTTTTTTATTAAACTTTCTACCAATATAACACGAAGTAGTTGTACTGTCAACGTGCAATGTTTTAAATCCGTGAAAGTGGATTGGTATTAAATCTGTTTTATCTAATTCTTCTTTACAGCTTTTATGCCAATCGCTATTATCAAATATAATCATACCATTATCTTTAATTTTTTCCAATGCAGGTTTAATACAATCAAATCTAACTTGACCATCAATCACTATAACATCAAATTTAAAATCATAATCATATATTGCTTTCATATATTTTTTTAAGTCAGTTTCATATTTAACTGTTACTGGATCACCATTTTTAAAACCTAATTTTATAATTCTATCATACCATTCTCTATTATCTTCCACACCATAATAATCTGCTTTTTTATTTTGCCACCATACTGTACTATAACCTGTACCAAATTCAAATACTTTACTATCAGTCCAATCAATACTATCTAACCACTCATAACAAGGGTAAGTGTACATAGGCATAATTTTATTTTTATTATTAACTGGAACATCACCCCTAGTAGACTCTAAAAATCCATAATCATTTCTTAACTTATCTGTTATAAAAGTTAAGTGTAATTCTTCAATTGGTAATTTTGTTTCACCTACATTAATTGTTTTTGTCATCACTGTTGATAATTGAGAGTTTTCCATCTTTCAATTGTTCCTCCATAACCTCAATTAATATATCTCCAATTTTATTTCTAAAATTTTCACTTTTTGTATCTACGTTTTTGAGATTTTTCATAACTTCATAATTAAAACGCAAAGGCATTTTACCATCTGCTGTTTCTTTACTTGCGAATTGTACTTTTCCATACTTGTAAATTACATCTTTAAATACACCTTCTGTAATTTTAATACAGGAAAAATCATCACCTTCTCTTTGAGCAAAGGTGTAACTTTTACTCTTCGTCTGATCCGTATGTGAATTTTTTGTTTGCGAATTCATCTATTTGTTTTAATATTTCCTTTGTAAAATACTTATCTGGATTATCATTAATTTGTTTACCAAATACTTTAGAACCATCTGGCATTTGATATCTTGTTGATACTTTCTTAAAGATACCTGCCTCTTCTCCTAGTTCTAATAGTCCATAATGCTTATCCAAACCGTGTTTATAAGTTAACTTAACATCCACTTTAGCATTTTCTTTAGTAATTCTTGATTTATATATTTTACAATGAATAATATTTCCGATAACCTCGGTGCCTAATTTCTCTTTTCGTTTACTTAAATAGATAATTGATGAAGCAGCGTATTTCAATCCTGAACCGCCACCCATTTCTTTTTGTGGGAACATAGAACCAATCACATCATAAGTATGGTTGGTCATTAACAAAGGAATATTTGCTTGTCCTAGTTTAAGTGTTAAAACTCTAAATGTAGATTTGACAATTTGTGCCCTTGTCATATCTCTTGTTTCTTTACCTTCTGCTGTGTCTTGCATTTCTTTTGTAGTAGATAACATTCCTAAACTATCTAACACAAACATTAAAGGTTGTCTTTTATCTTCTTCTTGTTCTAAATATTTGTCAAGTATTTTTAGTACTTGACTTCTAAATTCTTGTACAGTTGATACTGGTACTACTACTACTCTTGTACTATCAACACCTCTTGCCTCTATCATATCTTTTGATACAGCATTTTCTGATTCAAAGAGTATAACTCCTGAATTTTTATCTTTATCTAAAAAGTGTTTGATTATTCCTAATGCGAAAAATGTTTTACCTGTAGCAGCTTCTCCTGCGATTGCAGTAATACGATTGCCTGGTAACCCACCATAAATTGAACCTGAAAGAAGAGCATTAAAAGAATAAGAACCTGTATCTATAAATGAAGTAACATCACCTGCTGTGATACCTTCACTTGCTAAACTAGCATATTCATTTCCTGTTTCTTTAATAATTTCTTTTAGAAAGTCTTTCATACTCACTCATCTCCTGTTCCGTATATGATAATACATAAAATTTTATATCATTAATATAACATAATTCCTTCACCAAGTCAAGTTCCTTTGGTAAAAAATTATGACTAATATACTCATCTGATTGTCTATATACTGTTATTCTCACGTTTCTCTATCATTAATACCCAAACATACTATAATTAAATAACATACTCCAGCATCCAAGTAATAAAAAAGAATACTGCTAGTATTGTTAAACTACCTATTATTGTTTTAACTATAAAATCCCCCATACATATATATTTATCCTATAAAGTCTTCTAACGTTCCTAATCTACTAGTCTTAAACAAGTCAATTTTCTCTCCAAAGCACCAAATATTTTCAATATAAGTCATTGCCATAAAAATATTTAACTCTTCTTTAGTTTTAAATTTTTTAGAACCTTGAGGACGTTGCATAATTCTCATACCAACTTGACCTAAAAACTTATCTTTAAATTTTTCAACTAGTTCATCACTTGACCTGTATCTTGTATTCTTAATTTTTGGATCCATAATATTAACAAACATAAATTTTGATTTACTTAAAGTTTTTTCTGCAACTGAAAGATAAAAACTATCTCTCCATTGCTCATACTCATTAAACTTAAACCAAGATTGGTTCTCTTCTTTCTCACCACCTTTATTATATTGTTCAGTACTAAAGTAAGGTGGACTAGTAAATGCACAATCTATATCTGGTAATTCATTATAAGGTAAATCTTCTGCACCACAGTTCCATATCTTAACAGTTTTATTTGGAAAGAATTTACTATACTCTTCTATCTGTTTCTGATATATCTTATATGTATTTGGATTAGGATCACAACCATAATAATGTGTTGCCTTACTAGCAAAAAACCCAGCAAGTCTATCTCCCCAACCACAACTCGTATCTAATACTGTTTCTGCATTGGTTATATCGTATATTGTTTTTGCAACAACTGGTTTAAATTGTGTTGCAATATATGTACCCAATCTAAAGGCACTCATATAAGAATCTTTATCTAAAACTCTCTTCATATTAATACCTCTCCATATAGGTCCTAAACATTTCCATATATCTCTTGCGTTACCATTTTGCCAAACTTCTATCGGCGCTCTAAATCCATAACTTGAACAATTTAATCTTAACTCTTGATGAAAATAATTTGAAGATGTATTAAATGTATTTGGACCATTTATAAGACCCAAACCATATTCTTTAAAATTATATTTGTAATCATCATACTTTTCAAATACATCTTTTTGTATTTGTTCTTTAGGTGTACATATAGATGAAGTATTAAACTTTGATAATGCAATTATATTATTACGCATATCATCATAAGATATTTGTCTTAAAGGAAACTTTGGTCTAAACGTAGCAATATATTCTGCTAGTACTTCTCTAAATCTTTCCTTACCTAATTTTTCAGTCCATCTATCAAACTGAATTGTATCCATAATAGGTAAACCATCTTCGTTAGCAAACTTTTTTAAATCTATTGTATATAAATCCATTATACTTCATTCCCCCAAACATCCCAACCATCGGTTTTCTGTCTAGCAAATAATTCTATTCTAGGTAAATCACCACATAGATTAACTATATCATTTCTAATTCTATCTGGTTTTCTACTATGCTCTCTACGTTCACTCACTACTAATCTATCTACGTTACCACTTATTCTTTTTGGATGTCCTCTAGTTGCTAAAATACATATCTCTGGATTTGCTCTAGTCCAATAACCTGGACCTTTAAAATAATAATTTTTAATTCTATTTTTGTTTGTCTTCACCCAATGAAAAGCTACGGTCTTATACTGGAACCCCCAACTCTCAACTATAGGTATTTGTTTATGTAATAATGGATCTGTACACCACATAAACAATGCACAATCTTTTTTTGCAATATCTCCAATTGGCAATTCTTCAATATCTTTCATTGTCATTGTCGTATAATGATTCTCTGGATTCGTTTGGGCATTTTCATTATTCCAGTTCTGGAAATGCCAAGGTGGATCTGCATAAATTATATTATATGTCTTATCAATATCCATACGCCGTCCATATAAATTTTATTATTATTAATAAGAAACAAAATTGTACAAAGGTTATATTAGTCATAGCAAAAAGACCTCCAAGCATTACAGCAAAGAACATTATAAAATTCATCATAAAATATAATTCTCCTTAAACCATTCTATATATTTTTTAATACCTTCTTCAATATCAATTTTTGGTTCCCATCCTGTTAATGCTTGTAATTTATTATTATCTAATGTATCTCTACTAGGATAAATGGAATTTGATTCTTTAATATTTAACTTACAAGTATTACCCATATAATTTTTAACAAGTTCAGCCGCTTCTACTATAGTTCTTCCACGTCCACGTGAGCAATTAAAAACCATATCAGTAGCACCTTTACTTAATGCACCTAGTACAAATGCTTCTGCAACTTCTGTAATATATGTAAAATCTAATTTACTATGAACACCATTAACAGTAATTTCATTTTTTTCCATAGCACTTTTTGCCATTTTACTTATAACTCTTATAATCATATCTCTTGTTCCATAGATTGCACTAGGTCTTAAAATACAATACTCTAATCCATAATCTTTATTAAAAGTTTTAATCATTTGTTCACCTGCTAATTTATAAGAACCATAAAGTGTTTTAGGATCTGTTGGATGAAATTCATCTGGTGCTTCTGTTAAAAAATCACCATACACCATACTTGAAGACGCATATACAATTCTTTTTACTTTATGTTTAACACACAATTGTAAAATCTTTAAAGTCCCAGTAATTGCTGTTGTAGTTTCGTGTTCAGTATTACCTAATAACATACTAGCATTAGGACAACTTGCTAAATGTATAACTATATCTGGTTTAAAACTTTCAAATACAGTTTCACATTTTAAAATATCTATTGAATATATATTGTCTGCCTTAGCATATTTTTTTCTTTGTTTAATTACTCTCTTATACTCTTTCTTATCATAACACTTATAATCAGTATAATTATCTATTACACCTACTGTATGACCTTTTGCATTTAGATTGTTTGCTATGTGACAACCTATAAATCCGTGACCACCTGTTATTAAGACTTTATACTTTTCCATTTTATATTCTCTTCTTCAATTAATAATTCTAAACTCAACCAACATTTATCATCCCAATTTTTATGAGTGTGGTGTGTCATTATAGTATTATTTTCTGGTACTTTAATTTCTTCCATAACTTTATCTTTAACTTTCATTAAATCAATTACATTTGTACTATCAGAAACTTTTTTAAATCCCATATCATATAATAACTTATAATCACCATCAAATTTATTCCACGGTGGAACAAAACAAGGATAAAATTGATTCTTAAATAATGATTCTAGCATACTTTTACCTGTTTGTATATCTAAACTATCAAACTTTTCAAATTTTGGTTTATCTTTATCTGCATTATTAATATGCTTCCAACCGT